GTACCCCTTCCTGTAGTCGTGACGCTTGAAAAAGAAGCTGCGCTTGTGGTCCCCACGCCAAGAGCGGTTGCAGCAGCGGCGGCGCTAGTAGCCCCCGTTCCGCCGTTGGCGAGGGCAACGACACCGGTCACATTGGCTGCGCTACCAAGAATATTGCCGCTGACATCTGAGCCAAGAACGGTGGCGCTCGCAGTCATTGCGCCTGTGCCATTGGCTTTCAAATAACCAGTCAAAGTTCCAGCCACGCCCGTGCCGCCATTAGCGGCGTTTAAGACCCCGGCAAGGGTAAAAGTTCCAGAGGTCGTGATTGGATTGGAGCCACTGACCGTAAGGCCAATCGTTCCGGTCGAGAAGCCAACCGACGTGACGGTGCCGGTCCCGCCCCCGCCAGTAGGCGCTTGAGAGGTCCATGTCGTGCCTGTACTGGTTAGGACATTGCCGCTCGTACCCGGCGCAATAAATCCAACAGCGCTCGTTCCGTTGCCGACCAGTACGTTATTGGCCGTCAGCGTGCTTGCGCCCGTGCCACCGTTAGCGACCGATACGGGAATACCCAAGGTAATTGTGCTACCTGAAACCGTGATGGCTGCATTGCCAGAGGCAAGTCGCACGTCATCGGCAAAGGCCATGTTCGTTCCATCGGAATACACGAACGAACGCCGACCTTGAGGCAGAATAATCCCAGAACCTCCGGGGGCCTCCGTGTACATAGTCACGGTAAAGGAGCCGGTCGTGTTGTTGTACACAACCCAGCTACCACCGACCGCTTCAGACGCGCTAAGGCGCTTCAACGGCACGAATATCTGTACGTTGCCGGTCAGCGTGCCAGTTAGAACGATTTGCTGGTTCTGCGCCTCTGGACGAGTGAGGTTAATGTCTAGGTTGGAGAGAGATTTACCAACAGAAGAGCCAAAAGCTCTGTCAATGATGTCCCAGTCAGCGTTAACAGGCACGTTCCACGTATTGGGGTAATCGCCGTTTGCGGGCTTCTCAATGTCCTTATTGCCGGTGAAGCTGGAAGTCATGTCATTACCCTCAGATGTGCCTGTTTGCGATCTCTAGCGCCTTGGCGATATGCTCATCCGGCGCATTGAGAAGCGGTTTTGTGCTTTCACTGTGCTTATTCTTAGCCCGTTCCGCCATGGCTACAAGCCTGTCAGCGTGTGCTTCAGAGTTCATGACCTTGCCGCCTGTGGCGCGGCCCATCCGGTCAGGTGGCATCCCGTACCCGGTTTCCTTCTCTTCAGGATACATGCCGGGGATGTTTCTGACAGGAGCAGGAATAACCACTTCAGGACGAAGTATGGGAGCGCCAGCCCTCTCCGCGCCAATCTGCATTGACCTAGCCAGACCGCGAACGCCGGAGCCAAGGCTTTCAGCCGCAATTGAGCCCATGATGGAGCCGGGGATGCCGTGGAAAGACCCCGCGATGCCACCAACCACAGCCGGGGCAACGCGCTTTGCTGCCTTAACAAACAGGCCCTCTTTCTCATCGTCAGATATTTTGCGGGCATTGATGATCTTGGTCGCCTCTGAAAGACGGCGCATCTGACTGATCTCAGCCGGCGTGAACACCTTCTTGGCAAGGGAGATGTTATCCGGCGCAAGGAAATCATCAATCTTTTTGGGCAGCCCAGTTAAATTATTTTGGAAGTCAAAAGCATAGTTCTTGATGTAACGGTCAACCGCTTCCATGCCGGGAGAACCCCTGCCAAGGGCGGATTCCAGCTTATCATAGACTTGCGTGCCCATTCTGCCTTTAAGCAAATTGGAGTTAATAACCGCTTGAGCGCTCTCAGCGGCAGCCGCATCTGGGAAGGCCGTCATCCCGCCATCAGGCTCTTTAAACTTTTCAAAAGCCTTGCGGAACACCTGATTGGCGGCGTCTTTCCCGTAGAACGTCTGGCGGTAAATAGACCACAAGTCGCGGGACCTTTGCATATCCGCAATGACTTGCGCGCCGTTGCCGTAGAACAAGTTGTTCTTCACACCCTCGTCTATGGAACTCATAAAGCCCTTTTTCATAGCCTGAATGGCGACACGATCCTCGCCGGAGGCTTTAGCCCAAAGGGTATTAAGACCTTTATTGACCTCATCAAGATTGCGCATATTGATGGGCTGATTAAGCGGCATACTTCCCGCACCAACTTCGTCCAATAACCTCAATGCTTGCGGTGCATAAGTGTACTGAGGAAGCCGCGTAAAATCTGTTGGCAGATTGCGCGCATTAAGTTCTTTGCGCACAGACGGAGCGACAAGATCAGTGAAATCTTCCGCGAAATGACCGGGATGAGAGAATGTCTTATCATACTGAGCTTTTGCCATACTGTAGTAGTCGCGCTCAGTTTGATAAAGCTCTCTAGCTACAGCCGATTCAGCAGGGCGCGGGCCAGCCATGGCTTGACCAGTGGCAGCAATCTTCTCACGCGCTGCCATGGCAGCTTCTTCAGCAGCAGGAGCAGCCGCTTCAGGAGCGCGCTTGCCTGTAACCATGCTGCGAGAAGGATCAATTCCCTCAGATTTAAGAAGGGCTTCGCGTGCAGCCGCGACAGATATGCCCTTTTGGCCCATAATTTCTTCAAGCTGGGGACGGATACGCTGGATATCATCGGGACTGAGCCGGCTACCAAACGCCTCCTCAATAACCCTATTTGCCTGCGGCGTTAGATTCCCCGCCTCATCAACGACGGGCGGTTTCTTGGCAAAGCGACCGGCAATGCCACCAATGGCGGGGCCAAGTACCGCACCAGCACCCGCACCAATGGCGGCATCCCGTGCAGCCTTCTTCAGCGCCTCCTCATCCGTAGAGAAAGGACCGCCGCTTTCAACATAAGAACCCGCGCCAGAAAGAAGTGCGCCGGTCGTTGACGCCTCAGCCGCGCGCCCAGCAAGCTCTCCCGCACGCGGAGCAACCGCAGCCTTAGCCACCTGACCCGCTCGCGCCAAAGGACCCAAAGGCACGGCAAGACCACCAACGAAGCCGGTAGCGGTTCCTACCTTGGAGGCAGTGGGGCTACGTCTGGCGAGGGCTTCCTCATAAGCCTTCTGCTCCTTATAGACCTCCTCATAAGGGCGACCCGTAGAGGCTTTAGTCGCAAGGGCCGCAACATGGGACGGCACGTTAAACAGAGCAGTGTTTAGGGCGCTATATGTGCCGGCCTTTACAGATTCCGGCACAATTCCTTCCGCAGCCTTTACCTTGGCCTCGTCATCAAGAGCCTGTCGCTCGCCAGACGTGATCCTTGGTGCGGAGCGCTGTTCAGGCACGCCAATACCAAGGTCAGCATCAGACAGAAGGGTTGGCTGACCAATGCCAAGATCGGCGTCGGAAAGAAGCCCGTTGCTCATTGTCCCACCTTCTGCCAACCGGTGCCCATCCAGCGATATTCACCCTTGCCGGGAACAGTATAGACCTTGCCTGATTCGCGCTGATTCTCCGGCGGAATGGCGGTTGCCGTAGTTTCCTGATCCCGATCAGCCGGCGCAGAATAGCGACCAAAGTTATATGTCCGTGACAGGCTATCCAAGTCACGCCTCTCAACACCTTTCCCAATCGGGATTTCCTCAAAAGCTCTGCCAATGAACTTTTTCTCAGTATTCCCGGTCGCCTTGTCATAGTCAGAGATAAAGTCCTCCGGCGCAGTCCCACGACCACGCTTAATGTAATCTCTGTCACGAGCGTTAATGTAATCCATTTCACCAATGGCACGCCCGATGAGCGCATACGCCGCACCCGCACCAAGTGACGGGTTAGGAACGGTCTGAACAGCCTCCGTAAGAGCGGCCTTGGGCGAACGAGACAAGTTCTGATCGCCAACGACACTGAAAGCTTGAGAAGTTGCAATCTTAAGAGCTTGGTCATAGCTTGAGGTGTTAAAGCTCTCAGGCAACTTAATGCCAAATTGGTCAGCCCAAGAGGCAAGTTCTGCCTTCATGGCTTCTGCACGGCTCGGCTGGAACTCACCGTAAATCTGCGCCAAACGGGTCAGCGCGCCTCGGGACTGCGAGTAGTTTTGCAGTCGCGTGTTGATCTGACCGCGATATTCTTCTCCGCGCTGCGTGGACGCCTTCTGGATTTCCAGATTGTCCTTGTACTGCTTGTCCGTGGCCTCCAGAATATACTTCTCACGGCGGTCACGAGCGTCTTTCATCAGCGCCATACTGCGCTGGGCTTCCTGCTCATTGCCCTGCTTCTGGGCGTTGAGCATCTCAATTCTGTACGCTTCTTCTTCTTGACGAAGTTTGGCGGGATCACGAGGGCCGGTCAGACCAAACTTTTCAGGATTCTGTTCAGCATAAACAGCCAGTTCACCCTGAGACATCCTGAAGATGTCAACGGGCTTCTTGTCTTCAGGCTTAGGGGGCTCGCCGGGCTTAGGAGCCTCAGCTCCCGGAGCAACAGGAGCAACACCCGGAGCAGCTTGCGGCTGCTGACCTCCAGCGCCGATGGCAGGGATAGCGCCTACGGCAGAGGGAGCGCCCGGAGCAGTCGCGGTCGTATCAATGCCAAGGATGGCAGGAGAGACACCGATGCCCGTGGCAATTTTGGAAACGGCAGAATTGAACTGTTCAGGAGTAAGCGTTTGACCGCTGCTCTTGTTAAAATAAACAGTTTTCCCGCCCTCAGACCGGATGACAAACCGGTCCTTCACAATGTCCAGCACACTCTTGGCGAGGTCCGCCTGTTGCTTGACGTTAGACTGATAGCCCTGCACGCCGCCGACGATGCCTTCACCAATAGCTCCCGCCAGATACGGGCTCTTTGAGGAAAGCATACTGCCGACAAAAGACAGAGCCGGAACGAGGAAGTCGCGCGATGTCGCCTTCTCTGACAACTTGTCAAATGTGGACTTGGACTCAGAGCCTTTAGTGGTTTCCGCACTAGCGGCACGACGCTCAGGCACGTCCCCTTCAGGAATTAGGCCCGGAGGACGCGGTGCATCGCCTTCATAGGAAGCACGGAACTTGGAAACATAAGCCGGAACCGTCGTGCCAAGAATGTCAGACGCATTGCCGGCGCGGCCCATAGGACGACCAGAGAACCACACAGAAGCCGCATCATAAGGATTGCCGTACTTCTGCACACTCTTACCAAAGTGATGCTCAAAAACTTTTTCCTGAGCGTCACGATCCTTCAAAAACTCTTCAGGATTCAAGCGGCGACCAAGAGCTTCCTCGGTCCACGACGGAATGTTGGCACCCATGACCTGATACTTGCCGTAAGCGCGATCACCACGACCAGTCATGGGGCCAAGAGCCTCATACCGCCCGCCACTCTCAATGCCAGAGATTGCGGACTTGGCCCTCTCAATGTCAAAGGAAGGCTTCTCAACTTCTTCCTCAACAGCGCCTTCAGTCGCATATCCTTGGCGCGGCACAAGGCCGCCATAGGCAAACGGAACAGCCTCGCCGGTGGCCTTGTCATAGTCCAGCGTGAGGAACCCGTTGCGCTCACCCACGGCTTCAGGATGCTTACGCAAAACTTCCTGCGCCATCAGGCCGATCTGGGTGCGACCGTCACCCATGTCGTAACGATAGATGCGCTGACCGTCATAAGTCTCGCCAACCGGCTCAATGTTGTCCTTGAGACGCGCATCCGAGAACGGAAGCATAGACGCCAATTTGGCAATCGTCATAGCCGTTGAAGCAGCTTCACCAACTTGAGAGATGCCAGACTTGGGAGCGCCGGGCATGGAGCCGGGCTTTTGCAAGCTGGAATTGGGGTCATCCTGACTTTCAGAGGCATCCTCAATGGAGGAGCCGATCCCCTTAGACATATCCTTAATGGGCTCGTAGGGATCAACCATGCCCTTGAGAGCGTAGCCCTCACGCGGCACAACCCCGCCATAGGCGAACGTATCAGACAGCCAGTCTTTGCCGCGCTTGAACAGATTGTCCTCAGACGAGAACTTACCGCCTGCGCCAAAAAGACCCGCCTCGCCCTTGGGATTATCCTTCGTGCCGGCGCTGCCCAAAGCAAGGCTGGCAAGCTCTTTGCCCGTGTTAACCGTTCCCTTAATTCCGCTGACAGCATCAGACAGACCGGAACGGCGCTGCTGCATCGGCGCAGAACCAGCCGTGACAAGTTTAGGAGTTGGCAATCCAGCGGATGGTACGGAGCCTTTGGTCGCACCAAAAGGCGTGTCCATGCCGCTGCCGCCATACAGGCCAGACTGGCCAAACGGGCCAAAAGACTTAGCTTGACTGGCAAGGATTGCGCCAAGATCGCTTCCATCAACAACAGCACCGCTCAAAGCATAACCATGGCGAGGAACTAAGCCGCCATGAGCATAGGCTCCGGGTTCCGTGACAGCACCGCCCATGGACGCCGCAGCGCCAAGACCAGCCGCATCCTGCGTGGCGCGGTCGTAGTCAACGGTCTTAAAGCCTTGCGCCTCGCCAACCGCGTCCGGGCGAACGCCTTCAACTTCCTGCGCGATAAGGCCAATCTGTTTACGGCCATCACCCATTTCATAACGGTAAACCTTTTGTCCGTCATAAAGTTCACCAACGGGCTCAATGTCATTCTTGAGCCGCTCGTCAGAGAAGAACGGAGCCTGCTGTGTGCTTGTGGTCGTGCTGCCAGACAGCGCGCCCGTGCCCATAGCGATGTTTGCAAGGAACTGCGCCACTTGGAACGGGTAGCCACGCTCCTGAAGGAACTGTTGATACTGGGCAGTGTTCTGGGCTTGTTGGGTCTGTTGCTCCAAGGTACCAGCGCCAATCTGCGCTTGCGCACCCTGCAACGCTGCTTGCTGCGCACCAGCCCCTAGCCCCGCCATGGACTGTGCGGTCTGCGCACCCATGCCATAAAGACCCTGAGCAGCCTGCTGCTGCAACGCGGCCTGTTGGGCGTTCATGCCATAAATGTTTTGACCCAAGCCGGCTTGCATCTGCGCAGCGCCCATCTGCTGGCCGTATTGCTGCTGACCAAGACCCGCAAGAGCCTGACCCAGACCCATGCGCTGGGCGTACTGAGCTTGGCCCAGATTTGCCATCTGCTGACCAGCGGCAAGGTTCTGACCAAACCCAAGCTGCGCAAGATTAGCGGCTTGCTGAGAGCCAAACTGCTGCGCTGCACGATTGGCTTGCTGCGCTGCAAGGTTAATACCCTGTTGCTGCTGTGCCGTGGAAAGAGCCTGACCATAACCTTGCTGCAAAAGATTACCGAGCGTGGCCTGATTCGCCATGCTCTGTTGTTTGGCAAGGTTAGCGGCAGAAATGCCAGAGCGGTCGCCACCAAATGCACCAGAGCCGATCTGTGAGCCCTTAAGCGCCGCCATCTGAGCAGCGTTCTCTTGCTGCTGGAGAGCCTGTTGGGACTCAACGACATTGCGCATATAGGGCGACATATACTTATTGATCTGGGCCTGCCCCACATCACCAGCATTGACCGCCTGCGTGCCACCTTCAAGATACTGACCAGCCTGCCCCATGAGAGGCCGGGCTGCGTTCAGGCCCGCCTGCGTTAGATCACCCGCCTGCCCCATATACGGATTAGCGGAACCCAAGGCAGTGTTGTAGTTGCCCATGGCTTGATTGGCATATTGAGAACCAATGTCACGAGCAGCAAAGCCGCCCTGCATTGCCTCGCCAAACATGCTGGTGGCTGTGTTAAGCCCGGTTTGACCCTGACCAACGGACCCCTGCATCATTGGAGCAGCTTGACCGTAAGCGTTTGTCAAATAATTGGTAGCGTTCTGGTAGTACGGCTGGGCCATGTTAGCCGCAGCCATAGTATTGTTAATACCCGCCTGTTGTGTCGCGTTAATTGGCGCTACAAACTGACCGGTGTATTGCTGGAACGGCTGGGAAGCGACCTGTTCAGCGCGAGCGTTGACCGCATTATACCTAGCCAGAACCTCTGGCGGTATTTGGACCGATTGCGTAGTTGTTGCGGTCTTTCCACCCATCCCAGTTACTCCGCAGCAGCCCTGAACCCGCCAGTGCGGGCATTATAGAGGAAAAACGCACCGCTTGGCTTGCCAAACTGACGTTCATAAAGTCGGACCTTGGCTTCAGTCCTGTTGTTAGACAGCACCCCAATAATCAGAGGGATGCTTAGTGAGTCGGCTACGTGCTTAGAGAACTGACACAGCCGACGCGCCCTGCCCCCTTTGGCGCTACGGTAGTCCGGGTGAATGAAGATAGCCTTCTCTTCAAGCACCTCTTTGTCACTATACCACATTGCGCCAATTCTAAGAAGAACAGCACCTTCCATCTTGCCGCCGGGTTCTCCAATGACACCCAGAAGACCCTTGTCAAGGTTAAGCGCAGGCCAAATTTCACTTAGAAGTTTTGCAGGATTTGGGTCCACAAACCCATTTTCCTCGCAGGCTGACAAGGCAATCTCCATGATTGCGTCCACGTCGTCCGGCGTGCCAACTCTGATTCCGAGATCATTCTGCATAAGTTAATCCTTAGCGGGACCCGGTAAATTCTTCAGCGTTTGGACAGTCTTAGCCCTAATCTTCTTCACGAAATGGTCAAGTATCTTGTGTCCCGTATCCAAGTCACCCTGACCAACTCGCCGTACATCTTCTGGATGGATTACGTATTCGCCACCCGCAGCTATGATCGGAACAAGCTCACCAGTCTCTCCCCCTGTAGCCCTTGCGAGCGGAATCCCCATTTTGGGGCCAAAAAGCTGATGCACCGACATAAACCCAGCTTCCGTGTTCCCCTCGCCAAGAGCTGACACGATGTCAGCCGGGATGACATAGGAACCAGAATGGACGTGCATTGGTAGGTGGTCTGTGCGACCGGCGACGGATGAACGGATCGGGCCGACGTGAACCTTTTCCTTGGTCACTACGTTACCGCCAAACGCTCTTTTGGCGCGGGCCTCACGAGCAACATTAAGAGCAATCGCCACGGCCTGTTTTTGAGGCTTACCCGAGTGGATAAGCTCAGAGATGTTAGTGCTAACCGTTTCCTTGGAGGAACCCTTTTTGAGCGGCATATCTTACCCCACGGAATAGGTGACATTGACGGACTGGCCCGTCCCCGGCGCAATCACAAGACCCACGTTGAACACCAGATTACAGTTATATACGCCAATAGTATTGGGAACCGTGACAAGCTGAGAGGCGGGGGTCATGCCAGAATTAGAGCCAAAGTTATAAATCTCACCCGTTGCACTTCCTGCCACTACGACGCAGAAATTCACTAAACGTCCTTGTCCGCTAATGACAAGAGTTTCCGTCGTAACTGTTTGAGATGTATTACTCCCGAGACCTTGAATGGTGGTTTTATTAAGCTCGTTGATGCCAACGACGCCGTTTTTTTGCGTAGTAAGGATATCGTCTAAGGAGGCCATTAGTATTTCCCGTCAGGTTGCCAGCGGTAACGCATATTGCCCAAGCGCCAGAAAGTGCCAATGTCGTTACTCTCAATTTTCATTGACACTAGCCTGCCACGAAGGCGCGGGCTTACGTACTGTGTAGCCTGCGTTAAGTTAAACGGACCAAATTCTTGGAATGTTGAATTTGGACCCGGCGCTGTATCGCCAGCATATTGTGTGACATAAAATGTCAGGAGAAGGTTGGCGTTCTGCGTGCCGCCGTAATAGCCCCATTTAGCATCGGGCCACCACTGGTCGATGAATGTAAGTAGGTCGCCGTCCTGCAACTGAAAGTAGCCAGTCTGAAAAGAGGCGTTGAGCGGCAAGCCATCAGCATCAGTAGATGTCTCATGTTGATAGATATATCTATCATCCCCCGCGCCAATGGGGGGACCAAGCACTGACTGGTTGATCCAAGCGGTGCGGCTAAGTGTGCCAAAATCCCAGCTATTTAAGTAAATGTTGTACTTAACATAGTGGCTGACTTCGCCTCCATTTCCAATCGTCGGGTAGTACCAAGAAATCTCGCCAAAGCGAGAATTGGGAGCAACCCTGATCTTGTCCAGATTGTTCGTGTCCAAATCTTGGAAGATCACGTCCCAAACCGGACAAGGAATTGGCTCTGGACCGCCGCCTGCCAGTCGGAAAAACTGGCTCTGGCTCATCCAGTATACGACGCCGCTCATAGATGACGCAGCCTTACGTGAAATAAGGCCGCAACCATTACCAATTTCGTTAAAGGCATATACGTTGGGGTATCCGGTATACTGCATCGCCCAGATGGCTAGGTCAGTCCAGATAAGACCTTGCTGTGGGCCCTGAATACAGCCGACGATGCGCGACCCTTTTGGGATGCGGTACGAACCCGCCAGATTAGTAGGGCTGGCGATCCAATCGTTATAGTTCTGAACATCGCACCAACGGATCAGAAGCGGGTCTTGGATTCCTGTAAACGAAGAACCCCACGCGATGATCTGTCTCTGCGGCATGGCGACAAACATGCCGTCATTGACTGTGGGGGCTTCTGATATGATTGTGGCAACGGGGTCACCAGAACTGGAAATCCACTGATAAATCCCACCGTGTACCGGACAAGCGATAAGATTCTCACCCCAGTTGTCCAGCGTCCAATCAGATGTATCCAAGATCCCCGGAAGGTCTAAAAGACTAATAGTGCCGGCAACCGTCTGCGCACCGGTTGTCGCGTTGGCAATATCAATCGTGTTGGAAGCAATAATTCCACCGGACACATAAGCCGCTGTCGTCGCAGCTAAGTATTGCACTACGCTAGAGCTTGAATATGTGACTGTGTAATTCCCATTATATGCTGATGGGTTGCAGCCTGTAACTGAGATAACCGTGCCAACCTCAATGGCTACATTGCCATCGTGGACAATAGTGACTGTAGTTCCATTCCCTGACGCGCCAGTAACATTAAAAACATTTGACGTAGAATCTAGCACAAGAAACGTGCCGTTATAATCGGGCGTAACACCAGCAATAGATACAGTTGTTCCGACCGGGATCGCTGTGTTCGTTGAATGACTGATGGTAGCAGTTGTGCCGTCACCCTTGGTGCCGATGGTTCCGCAAACACGGAAAGCAGAGGGGGTTACGCCCGTGCCATATCCACCCTCACCATAGTCCTCAACGCCATAACCGGTGCCAGCCGCGATTGGACCAATACCATTAAAATAAACATAGCGGGCCAACCCATTGTTCATTTTTTTGGTTTGAGCCGGGGACGTAGCGGTCACATCACCGCTAATAATGAAGTTGTCAGCGTTGCCAACGTCAACAACGGTATAATCCCCGTAAATGGTAATACCACCGACAACAGTGGGGACCAAGAACGTGGCTGTATTTCCAATACTGTATTTGTGATCGGGAAGGTTAACATCTATAAATGAACTACCGGGGGTAGTGGTGAACGAAGGCGTGAAGCCACCAGAATCATCAGATGTCGCGTTATCTGGGTCGCCAAGTACATTAACGGCCTCAATGCTGTAGGTGCCAGAGCTAATAGCACGGCAAGCATAAAGACCCTGTATCCTCAACCCGCCAATCGTGATCTGTGTCTGAATAAAAACGGAATCATATCCATCAACATTGCTGTTGGTATCAGTAATCGTGACAACATTGCTGCCATCAACTGTTGAGACGTTGACGGGAGCATTAACTGTCAAAAGTTCAGGAGTCACATCTCTCAAAGAACCGTCATTTAAGACACTAAGAGAATCTTCCGCGCCAATGCCAAGGTAGTCTCGGTCATTCAGCGTTTGCCACGCATGAAGGGCACGAACAGGCGAGTTGATCTGGTTAGGATAAAACTTTGTCCATCCACCCAATTTCTGGACAAGGCCAAGACCATCGCGGTCTGGGATGAACCGGATCAGATTTGAGTAGGAGATAGCCGCTTCATTGAGCGCCGGTGTTTTATTCTGGTCAACGCCGGGGATCAGTTTAAGAGAAGCGTGAGGCATTTACGCCCCCCGCGTCGGCGTGGCGACCGGAGCAGGAGACATGGAGGACCAAGCGCCAGACTGGAATTTCTTGCGCGCCTCTTCCACAACAGCCGGGCCAAGGAGAGCTTGATACTGACTTTCGTAGGATTGAGCCATGGCGGGGTCATCTGCTTGACGGCCAAAGTTGCGCTGATAGCCGGATACATAAACCATGCTTGCCATAATCATAAGATCAGGCAGATATAGGCTGATAAACGTCTCCGGGTTTGAAACAGACAAGCTGTCAGGCCGGACTGTGCCAACAATCTCAACCGTATAGTTGTTATCAGGCCAAGGACCAACAATCATGTTGTTTTGGTCAATCATGGCAAAATATTCAGGAGACGAAGCTCCAGTCAAACTTGGGTAAACAAAGTTTAGATATTCTTTTGTCACGGGAATTAGCGGCGATCTAATTCCGGTTTGTAGGTTGGATGAACCAGCCGGAAGGATGACGTTAATCTCTTGGATCGTCACAAAAGCAGAAGCAGGAACGGTCAGGTTTCTGTTACCAGCGGCAACCGAGTACGCCGTGCTAGAAGTAACGGTGCTAAGAAAATCAAGGTCACGATAAATCCTGTTCTCCGCATAGGTAATTGCCTGCGGGAGAACAATAAGGAAATTAGCGTCCGTCTCAGAGACAACCGCTAAGGTGGCGATCTGGGTCTTATAAGTGGAGTAAGTAAGACCTGTGGTCACGGTCAAGCCTCGCGGTTTTGCTTATGATAGCACTTATTTAGCGTCGTGGCACCACGCTTCACGTTTGGCATTGTTGACCTTAATTTCGCCAATGGTCTGATTCGTGTCTTTCTTAGACCACGAGACATCTCGCCAAACAGCGCAAACCTTGGTGTTGGTGTTCTCAGTCCCGACGATGCCCGTCAGACTCGCGCAACCGTTCAGGATTAAGATCGACGGAACTAGCAGCATCCAGCGCATCTTTTGTCCTCTCTATAATGTCTGCTTGAGCTTTGGCTTTCATGTCTTCAATGGCATCGGCCCTGATCTTAAAATAGACCCCAGCCAACGCCACGAAGATAATCCCGCCAATGACGATGTATCGCCCCAGAGGGCTGAAGAGCAGGCCGATCATGCGCCCTCCTCATCAAGCCTCTGCTTCCTGAAATACCAGACCGCCCCTGCCGCCGCCACGATCACGAGGCAGACAAGAGCCGTTCCACTCATGGCGGACAGAAGGTCTCCGCCTTCACGAACGATAGGCATGACCTCTTGGGCCACAGCAATAGCACCAGCGCCGCCGGCAATGACCGCGCCGTTAGCCTCCTTAGACTGAATGATGCTCTTTTTGGGGGCCGGGGCGTCCGGCTCCGCACGAGCCTCATCAACTGAGATGGGCTTCTCGGTATCCAGACCGCGCCAAATTTTCACCTCAGCGCGCCGCCGGCGAACCAGACCCGGAAGCTCTTTGCCCCCGCCCTTGGTCCATTTCATGAACTCGGCGGGAACTTCATCAAACTTCTCAGCGTTGACCTTCTTCAGCAACGTAGACTTGGCAAGAGCGCCAACGCCGGCGTTGTAGGCAAAGTCAACCAAAGCGTCAAACTGGCATTGCTCAAGCTCAACCTTGACCAGCTTTTCAACGCCAGCTTCGTACTGCACCATGTCACGCTTGAGGATTTCCTCAGCCTCGTCCTTGGTGATCTCCAATCCGGGGCTCACCTCCGGGCTGCCGGCAGCCGAGGTGTGGCCGTAGCCAATGGTCCAGACCGCTGCCGGGCACTTGTATGCCTTGAGCCGCAGGCCCTCAAACTCCTTAACAAGGGCAAGCCCTTCAGAAGACATTCTCATGGTTTACTTTCCTTGTTTGAGGGTTTGGATTTCACGCTCAAGAAGCGAAATTTCTTTTTCAAGCTCGGCCCTAGCCAAGGCGGCTTCTGACCTAATAGCTGCGCGCGCCTGCGCGGCATCGGCAGTCATTTCCAATCTACTTTTCTCTATAGCGGCCATCGACCGCTCACGGTCCAAAGTCATGTTGGCGCGGGCTAAAGCTGCATCACGCTCAACTTTGTCAATTTTGTCGTTAAGTTGCTCACGGATGAGAGCCATGTCTATCGTCGTACCCTGCGGCGGGATGGCTTTGTTTTCAGCGTTTACTACGACGGCGATCTTAGACTTGAGTTGTATAATCTCTGAGTTGGCCGTGGAAAGGCTATTCATGAGATAAACAACGCAAGAAAACAGGATAGGGACGCCCGCAAAGACAACTTTTTCCACAAGAGCGCCTTTGCTTGCGCTTGCGGCCATGTCTTCAGCGATTTTGGCTTGTTTCTCTTCAGCGGTCGGCATTATTTGTCTGCCTTTCTGTCACGGAGGTCGTC